CTAAATGCTGAAGAAGAAGGTTTGGGGGTAGACCGTACTGCACGATTGATTACAGAGCGCACCAGTGGGGCAATTGGCAGATCAAGAGCGTCCACCATAGCCAGAACAGAAACGCACGCAGCAGCCTCCTACGCTAATCATACGGCACAAGAGCTCTTGAAGTTACCAAACCAAAAAAAACGATGGGTGTCCGTAGGTGATGCCAGAACAAGAGCGCACCATGCTTCTGCAAATGGACAAGAAGTCGGCATAGACGAAAAATTTGTTGTGCGTTTTAAGGGTCAGGAAATATTAATGAATTACCCTCACGATGGTAGTGGGGGTGCAGCAAACAATATTAATTGTAGATGTTTGGCGGTTTATTTTTCAGATGAAGATGAAATTGTAGCCGATACTAGAGATACAATAAAACCAGAAACCAAGCCCGAAATAGATATTGGTCACCTAATTCAATCCAAAGGTGGGAGTCCAACAGAGCTACAAGCGGCATTGAATGATGGTCTCACTGCTCTTAGCGCAAGGGTGGCTTATAAACTTCCTGCACCAAAGGTCGTTGTTGCTCTAAGAGAAAGTTCAAAGAAGTCCCATCATAATGGTAATAGACACAGAATTGAATCAAATCAGCAAGCAATTGTGCATGAATATGGGCATCATGTCGACAGAATGATTGGAAAGAAAGAACCTTTCACCCCATTTGGAAAAACTCAAGCAAATACGATGTGGTCAGTGCAGGGCTTACGTGCAGCGTGGAATGAGGACAGAAAGGCTAGTGGTTTATATAGAGTCAGTAACGATGAGAAACAGATTAAATTAATGCAATTACGCGATGAGCTATATGTGATGAAAACAGTAGAAGAAACCGACGAATTCGGGCAAACATTTAGGTTTACGGAAAACGGAGGTGAAAAATTTGACGGTGCAAGAAACCTATCGGATGTTATCGACAGTTTCGTAAGCGGTTTGGCGTATAGCAGCTTTTCTATGCATGGACATGGAACAGGATATTATGGCACACGTGGTAGAGCGAGGGGTGCTGCTCAAAGAGAGGCATTCGCAAATATGTTCGCAATTATGAATAAACCGAAAGCAAAAGCGTGGGCAGAAAAAAATATACCTAATTTATGGGCTGCATTCTTAGCAAAATTGGAGGAACTAGACAGTGGTTGAGAACGTCACTAATGAGGAATTTTATCAAATGTGGCTCAAAACGTATTTAAAAAAGTTTGGCGGTGAAGAGCCTGTTTTCGGAAGAGGCTTACTAAATGAGCGTACTCGCGAGCTTATAGATGCGGTGAGAACAAATACCCCAATAGATAGTCTTGATGCACCAGATCTAGACCTTTAAATCTAGTAATTGCAATTTTATAGTAGTAGTGCTATTTTGTATTTAATAAAATATGAGGTATCGTATGCCATTGCCAAAGCCTAGTTCGGGTGAAAGCAGAAGTGATTTTATGAGTCGCTGTTTGAGTGACGCTAAAATAGTTAATGAGTTTTCAGACCAAGCACAGAGGGTTGCAGTCTGTATGACACAGTATGAGGGCAAAAAAATGACAGATGAACCTATCGAAAATCAAGATGTTGAGGTCGAAACAGAGGTAGAATTCAAAAATGAGCAGCTAGATGTTTCTTTTGAAGTCAAAACCTCAGAGGAAGATGAGCAACAAGGCATGTTTTCGGGGTATGGGTCTATATTTAATAATAAAGACTTGGGCAATGACGTTGTAATGCAAGGTGCTTTCGCGCAATCAATCGGTAGAAAAGGCGCAAAGGCTGTAAAACTTCTTTATCAGCACAAACAAGATGAGCCGATTGGTGTTTTCGATGAGATTATAGAAGACCGCAAAGGCTTAAAAGTTAAGGGTCGATTAGCGATGGGCACACAGCGCGGTCGTGAAGTTTATGAATTAATGAAAATGGGAGCAATAGATGGTCTTTCAATCGGCTATCGGGTTGAGCCTAAAGGTTATGAGTATGATGAGAAGCGTAAACGACGCTATCTTAAATCAGTAGACCTTATGGAGATTTCTGCAGTAACTTTCCCAATGAATCCTCGCGCAAGGATACAGGCGGTAAAAGGGGCAGAACGCACAGTCAGAGATTGGGAACAATTCCTTCGGGATGAAGGGAGCCTTTCTAGGACTGAGGCAAAGGCGGCTGCAAGCGCAGTTTCCAAGGCACTTGAACAGTGGGATGCTGTAAAAGAAGAACAGCCTAAAGTTCTTGAAGCAATTGATCGCTTCACAAATATCCTTAAATCTTAACTCTACGGAAGGAAACATAATGACAGAAGAAGTCAAAACTGCCGTAGACGCGATGGCAAGTGCCTTTGAAGAATTCAAAAAGGTAAATGATGAGCGTCTAGCAGAAATTGAAAGCAAGGGGGAAGCAGACCCACTTGTTGAAGAAAAGCTTGCAAAGCTTGAAAGTGAGATGGACAAGTTTGAGACGATCAACCAGTCAATCACTCAACAGCAAAAAGCCTCTGAAGGCATGGAAGAAAAACTTGCTGAGATTGAAACAATGCTTAAGCGTCCTGCAAACGGCATGGATAGCAAAGACATTGATGTTAATCTAAAAGCTTGGGACACCTTCATGCGTAAAGGCGAAGAAGGGCTTGATGATATTGAAAAGAAAGCTTTGACAGTTGGCACAGCAGCTACTGCAGGTAATTTAGCACCTGCCGAGTATGTTGAGGAACTAATCAAGGTGATTACTGAGATTTCACCAGTTCGTTCAGTTGCACGTATACGTCAAACTTCTAACAAAGAAATTGAAGTACCAAGTAAAACTGCTACCTTTGCAGCGGCTTGGACTGCGGAAACTGGCTCACGCTCAGAAACAACAGGTTATACAACCTCATTGAACACAATACCAACGCATGAGCATTATGCACTTGTTGATATTAGTTCACAGTTGTTGGAAGACAGTGTGTTTGATCTTGAAGCAGAAATGAATACTGAATTTGCAGAGCAATTTGCAAAAGCAGAGGGTACAGCCTTTATTTCTGGTGACGGTTCTAACAAGCCAACAGGTATCGTTAACGGTTCAACAGTTTCATCTACAACTGCAGCCAATGCTGCATCAATCGTTGCAGACGATCTGTTCGACTTAGTTCACGGTTTAAAATCTGAGTACGCACGTTCAGCAACATTTATGATGAATCGCGCAACACTTGGAGCAATTAGGAAGCTGAAAGATACTGCAGGTCAATATCTTTTCCAAACTGGTTTCTCTGGTCAGTCAGGTTTACCAAACACAATCTTAGGACACCCATATGTGGAAGCACCAGATGTTGCTGACATTGCTACAACAGCAAAATCAGTAATCTTCGGTGATTACCGCAGAGGATACATGATTGTGGATCGGGTAGCACTTTCAGTCTTACGTGACCCATTCAGCCAAGCTTCATCAGGTAATGTTCGTTACATTGCTAGAAGAAGGGTAGGCGGTGAAGTGGTTCTCGCGGAAGCAATGAGAGTTCTTGAGCATCCATAAGGTTATGGTTTGGGGAGCTTTTTGCTCCCCTTCCTACTAGGAGGTAGGTATGAAAATAACAATGTTAAGAAATTCGGTTGGTGTTTCTAGGTCAGATGGCGCAGAAACAATGACCTACGAAGTCAATAAAGAATATAATTCTTCCGAAGCATGGCAAGAAAAAGTCTTTAAGTATTTTGTCGATAATGGTTTGGCTATGGAAATAGGTGGGAATGCACCTGTACCAGAAACAAAAGCAGAAAAACCGAAACGTGCAAGAAACGAAAAAGGTCAATTAGTAGGTGATGATCCAAGCACACCTGATGTCAATGAAGCTTGGGAAGGTGGTAAAGCACCCAAAAAATAAATAAGGAATGGTAGGCTATGGCTGGATTAAAAGTAACTACAGAACCAACGATTGAGCCTATCAGCATTGAACAGGCAAAAGAACACTTACGTCTAGATGATGATATAGACGATATTCCTGTTCTAACCTTTATTAAGGCAGCGAGACTTTGGGCTGAACAATATACTGGTCGTGTTTTTATAACCAGAACCGTTCAGCAATACCTTGATAGCACCGCATCAGTCCTTGACCCTTTATTTGAAGGAATGAGGACAGGGGTGGAAACAAGAGCATACTCTAATTATATTGAATTAGCAGCGTCACCTGCCATTAGCGTAACAAGTATAAATTATTACAATGACTCAGATACACAATCTACTTGGGCAACATCAAATTATTATGTCGAT